CTTGCTCGACTGCGGACCACCGTGAGTTTGATCGCTTGCTGATATCGGTTATCAAACACACGTTGTCGGCTTGGGCACCTTTTGCTCGATGAATGGTAGATATTCTAACACGAGGTTTCCCGGTCAGACGCTCACCTTTCTTCAAACAAGCAGCTATATATCTAGCATCGCGCTCACTTACCAAGCCCAGCGCTTTTTCCCACGGGCTATCGGTCAATAACCCAAAGCTCTCTTGGAGTTCCGCTATGCCGTACAGCATATCTTCTTCTGTGCCTTGCAAGCCCTTGAACCCATAGGCCACTTGATTATGAACGCGCATTAACTTGTAGACCTTGCGGATATCTGTGACTGAAAACTTGTACCCTTCGCGCATTTTTTCCCAGATAGTAATGGCTTGGATAACCTTACTATCAGCGCTAGCACTTCCTTCATAGTCATACAGATATCCTCGGCTACGCACTTCTTCCTCCAACTGATTAGCCCCACGCACCGTTCTTGCAAGGAGGAGCCAATCCCCGTCCGACAAATTGACCTGCTCACTGTGACGGTACCAACTAACCGTTCCGTTCTCCGCTCGCGGAAGGAACTGCTTATCCCTTCTGTTAAAGACACTTTTGATAAGTCGTTGGCTGATTTCATGGTGGGACTTAGGTATTCTAAAAGACTGACTTAACGTATGCACCGCCCCAGCTAAATTGATAAAGTGATCAATGTCCGCGCCAGCCCATCGGTAAATAGCTTGGTCATCATCCCCTGCAACATAAACGTGTTCAGCTCTTTGGGCGATTTGGTGGACCATTTTCCACTGCAAAGCAGAAAGGTCCTGGGCCTCATCTATTATGACCACTTCAAGCTTGGGGCAAAACCCCCCACAAATGAACCGCTCCAACATATCGGTATAGTCCAATAAGGAATGAACTTTCTTATAGTGGGAGAGCCCTCGCGCCACATATTCAAGATTGTTCCATGTTACTAAGTGTCTAGAAGGGCTCGTCTCATACACATTCTTTAAGGAAGTCTGCGTAATTCTAGCAATGTTGATGAGCTCTAAATACTTGTCACCGTATCCAAAATCCCTAAACGGTCCCGCTTCTTGCTCTTTTCCAAAAAACGTACCAATCTTTAACCAGTGAGAAACTTCTTCAAAGTGCTTGCGGCTCATGATTTGGCTGCGCAAGATACCGAGCTGCAAATACGCAAAGCTGTGGAGAGTTCTAAAATAAGGGAGCTCGGACGCGGTTAGATCAAACCGTTCCATAGCCCTATGCTTTGCTTCTAAACTAGCTCTTCTGGTAAAGGCCAAATAGGCTATACGGTCGGGTGGGACACCTTTTTCTAGATATTTTTCTACGATGCGAATACTGGTTTCGGTTTTTCCCGTACCGGGAGGTCCGAGAAATATTTGAATCATAATATATCTTGCTCCGCTGCCAAGGGAGGAAGTTCAAGAGGAGTCTCTTCGCTTTCAAACATTTGTTGTGGCAACGACCAGACATGAAGGCCCCTTCCGCGCACCCGCCAAAAGGTTTTTTCTGCGGGCATATCCTGCAACCGCAGGGTTATCTTGTTAGAGGAGTAGTGGGCAAAGTCATTGGCTTGAAGGTGTTTGCGCACATCCTTCACTTGGAAAAACACACGACCTTCTGTCCAGACGGAAATCCCCTGCAACAAGTCTTCTCTTTCAGAGCCACGCGCCCTTTCACAACAAAAAGAAAACAGCAGGTCTTCAAACTCTCCCTCAAGTGTGGCATCAGGCGGCACCTCTACAATGGTGACCTTATCTAGCAGCGTTTGAATTTTGGTCTGCCATGCTCTTTGGTTTATGACCACTGGGAACTTGTTGATCTGAGATACGCATTCTTTTTGGAACTGAGACTGCACAGTTAACCCCGTCGTAGTGAGCTCTAACCGCTGCCCATCTACATTCAACAGCCATATAGCAGGGTCTCCGTCTATTTTGGTTAGGCTGGATAAGTCGGAGCTGATACCAGTGGGACCAACCCCAAACTTTCTTTCCCGACAAAGCACTTTGTCACAATGGGCGTTTATGGGCTGGTCCTCACAGCGGTAAAAGTAATCTTTTTTCTGAAGCTGCTTGATAACAGTGCCCACCTCGTTATGACCAAGTGGCGGCACCAAGTGCTCTACGTTGTATTTTTGAACCAAGGTTTCCCAGTTTTCCTGGTCAAACATCCTAGCGTACACGCCAAGGTTAAAGAGAGCGTTGTTTCTGCTCCCTTCTGAAAAGCCTTGGGCGCATAAGTGTTGGAGGCAGGGTGGCCCCTGTTCAAGAATTTCTACCTTTTTTGAACCAGCAAATAATTTAGGGATATCTAAGGCATAGAACTCATCGGTAGAAAGTCTCCTTTCAAAGGACTCTTCTAAGAACTCCTCTGCGGTTAAAGACTCACCCTTTTTATCAAAGGCATAGCGCACCGTGCGAGTATTTGCCTGATAGGGCATGTTGAGGAAATTGCCCGTATCTCCTCGGTCCATCAAGATTTCCTCCTGCTTGGGGAAAATCTCACTTCGGGCATACCCTAAGACCGCAGCTAACTCAGTAAGTTTTCGCCGCATATCAGCAGCGGGAATGCCCTCCTGGCAAAACAGCCAAACGTGGGCTCCCCCTGATTTAGTCCTTCCCACCATTACAGGAACGGAGTGCTTACGCAGCTTTTGAACTAACGTCTTATGGACCGTTGTGTAGTCGTCTATATCTATGGCCCCCCAACGGCAGGAATTGTCTGTGCAGATAGGGATAATTCCTAACCCAGTCCCGCCCTCTAGGTGTTTTTGCCAAAGCTCCAGGGTGGCGGGTTGCCTCACGACACTTGCGTTGCCCTTCTGCTTGCCTTGGCCCGCAGATTTAGAAACAATGAAGGTGCCGTGTGCAATCTCGCTACCCCAGAACAGCTCTAAGAACTGCGCTGCTAATTCGTGCATCAGAATGGAACTTCGTCTTTCTCAGAGCTTCCCGTGCCCTTGGTTTCCACCGGACTTATCGCACCATCTGCAACAGCCACCTTAAAATCACGGCACTCATGCAACAAGTCTACTTCTTCATGGCCAGGAGAAAGTACCAAGGCCCGTTCGTGTGAGATATCCCAACCAAACCAGTCGCCTTTATCGTTTGACTCCGCAACTGTCCGCAAACGGTATATCTGGCTGAAACTGGGCTGCGTAAAGGCAGAACCATCTTTTCTTTTTGCCTTAAAGCCAGATAGCAGAGCAACCCAACGACGGGCCTTCTTTAGCTGGGTGCTGCTCATCGTAATGCAGCACTTTTGCTGTTGGTCGCCGTGCAGTAGCACAACGAAAAACTGCGCCGTATTGGTAAGCACATTCCCATTGGGAAGCACATCTTCCCCACGGTCGCTTTTAGTGGTCTGCTTTAACATGTCGCCATCTATGGGGTAGCTACCAACAAAGCCCCCACCAGAAGAGCGCGGTTGCCACTCAACAAACCGCCTATTGTAGTGACAGGGAACAACCAGTATCCCCTTTTCCCCATCATAAGCTTCATTGGCCACGGTATTATAGATCATGCCCGCTTCGGCACCCTCCACATACGCGCCATCACGCTTATTGACTTGGGGGCTGAGTTGTGCCAGCACCCGCAGAAAAGGAATAGCTAGGTCTTCTGCGGTTACTTCTTCCAAACCCTCCCCTGCAAATTCTTCAAGCACGGTGCTTGGATCAAACGCAATCACTTCACCTTCATTTATTTTTGTCACAGCCATGTTCATCCCTTTCTTGTGATGCTAGCTTTTTCGCCAATAAACACATTAAACAGATCATGCGGTAATTCATTACCACCTTCAACCTGTTCCCTTACAAACGCTTTCAGCGTCATAGGTTCCACCCACTTTTTGGTGCTCACACGGTGGCCTGAGCCTTCTAGTTCTTCAGATAACAACTGCGCATCGCTTTCTTCGCCACGGCTAAAGCTTGCCGTAACCACGTTTTTGATAAGATCACCAAACCCTTTACCGTTCAACCAATCGAACGCGGCTTCAGTGCTCTCTTTGTTAATAGAAGCGCCGTAGAAAGTTTTCACGGAAACCTTGCTGCCATCCCTGAGCTCCACACTATGCAAGCCAAGCTCTATCATGGCCGCAGGAAGCAAGTCTTCTTGGATGGAACGCAGCTCTTCTTTGAGCTTTTTTGTTTCAGCTTCAGAAGCCAACACCTGCTCGTGCAAGCGTAGCTGTGAACGCGCTAATGCGGAAACCGTTCCGAGCTTATCGTCACTGAACGAATTAAAGAGTTCGTCAATGTCCTCTAACACAGAGGATACTTCTAAGTCGCTACTCATGGCTTTCTCCCTGGAGATCGATAAGGATGGGATAGTAGTGCTCTTCCAACCGGTCCCATTTCAGTACCCTAAAAAAGCCACTGGAAAGGTCGCTCACAAACGCGCAAGCGATGCCAATAACCACAGGATCACCAGACAATAAAAGGTAATCTTTCATAGGTTGAAACCCACCCAGCTTTTTCTGTATCACTTTACAGATTGGGCTCACAGAAGAGGTAACCTGTTCCTTTGCAGGGACAACGGTTTCCACTTCCCCAAACTCGAAGGCATTGGAAATATCCCGCCCTCGCATTTCTTGCACGATGTACACCGTCACGATGCAACCAGCACAATCAACCCGCCGATAATCATCGGGGCGGTTATAAACAACAGGGAGAGGATAGTTAGTAGGCTCATGACACAACTCCTTTCTACGAGTGTTACTGCCTTAGTTTATTTTAGCCATTATATAAGGCGTGGCAACCAGTGTTTTGTCTTTAGACCAACCATTTTTTGTACCCTTCATCCATGACCTGCGTGGCAAGGTTGATCTTCCCACGCAAGGCATGAAGGATCTTTTCGTCAACAGTACCCTTTGCCACAATATCTAGATAGGTGACCTTGTTCGTCTGGCCGATGCGGTGCGCCCGGTCTTCAGACTGCAACCTTATTTCTAGGTCGAACCCGTTGGAAAAGTAGATCACCGTTTGGGCTTGGGTGAGTGTAAGGCCGTATCCGCCAGAACGAGGCTGGCCAAGAAAGAACCGAAAGGGGCTATCTGGCTCCTGAAACTCTTTAACAATCTTCTGCCGGTCTTCTGTCTTCACCGCGCCATAAAATAACCGATACGTTTCTTTTCCGTACTTTTTTTCGATCTCTCCGGCAATACGCAACAAGTCATGGGTGAAGTTGCACCAAATGATGCACTTGCCGTCGATTTCTTCCAACGTTTCTAGCAGCACTTTAATTTTGTTGGAAGGGAAAGTGATTATTTCCCCCTGGTCGTTCTTCACATGCCCAGAGCAAATTTGCTGGAGCCGCATCAGCTGCGTCAGTACGGTGCTGGCCGTTACCTCCCCTTCTTCTAGGAAGGCCATTGCTGCACGTCTCATGCTTTCGTAAGCCGATTTCTGCTCGGGGGTGAGTTCAACCTCCCTTTTTTGGTACACTTTATCTGGGAGATCTAGGCATTCTTCCTTCCGCACCCGAAAGCTAAAGGGCTGGATAATCTGGTTGAGCTCTTCCAGGTTTTGGTATCCCACTACCTGTTGAAAGCTATGCGCGCCCATCGTTTTACGTTGTATTTTTGCATAACGGTTAAGGAACCCCCAGTAGGAGTTCTGGTTCAGACTTCTTTTTTCCAGGAATTCACATTGCGTAAATAAGTCCAAGGGTGATTGCGTTACAGGTGAACCCGTGAGAATTCTTCGATAGCTCGCGTACTGGGCCAGCCGAAGCAGCGTTTTGGTTCGTGCAGCAGTGCGGCTTTTTATCGTGGTGCTTTCATCAATGGCTAAAAGGTTAGGCGAATGGGCGCGAAGTACCCTTTCAAGAAACGCCGTCCCTTTTTTGGTGCTTAAAGATTCCACGTTCATAAGAAGGATTTTTAATTTAGAGTCGTCCTTACTAAGGAAGTTTTTCCGTTGTTCTTCGTTGCGTTTTGAAGTCCCAGGTGCCCAGCACAACAGATCCAGTTCAAAACGTTCTGGCAAGTGGAAGGGAACTTCGTTTGCGGCCCAGTTTAAATAAACGCTTTTGGGCGCGATGATACAGGCACATTTTATGTCGCCCCTTTCAAAGAGGAGGCCCACATTGTCCAGCAGCACTTTGCTTTTGCCTGTCCCCATGTCCATGAAGTAGGCAAAAAACGGCGCATCTGCTCCTTTGTGCAAGGCTTGAGACTGGTGTTCATACGGTTGCGTCTTGAATTGGTATGTTGTCACACGGTTGCCCTCTTCCCCTTTTATTACAATTTACCGTACCACCCCCGATGGGTGGGGGTAACCGGCGTTTAGTCAAAAAGACAAAGTTTACTATATAGATGAGATATCGGACTTTTACGGAAGTGATTTGAAAAAAAAGATGGCCGATATCATAATATCAGCTATCTGGCTATACAACGTTTTCAGTATCTTAATACTTTCTCTGAGCCGCGCGACGATTTGGACTTTTAGTTTTTTCCGTCATCTCCGACCTGGGATATCTCATCTATATAGCAAAGTCCTACCAGCATCATTTAATTTCTTTTCGTTTGGCACCCTACCCGGTACGCACATGGCAATTTGCGGAGTGCGCGGATCGCGTGTGATAGACACAGCCATTTCCCAGCACTCTTCAAGTGTTGGAGCTACGAGGCGATCTTCTGGTACGAAAATAAAACCATGTATGGGAGACTGGGCAAGGAACCCAATCACCAGCATAATCGTCGCCGGAGTCATCCGGTCTCCCCTGTACAGCACTCTTCAATAACTTTACCGCAATCTTCACAGGCCAAATGTCCATGAACATAGTGCGCTCCTGGAACGCGTCCAGGCTTGCAAAGCTTGAGGCAGCGCAAGCACATAATCTGTTCTAAGTCGTGCCCCGGCTCTGCATCCATTTTGCTACCTACTCCCGGCCCCTTGTGGCCTTCTTTGCAAAAACCCAATTCGGGTTTCCAGCACCGAAATGCGGCGTAGCGCCTCGGACTGCATGTTGCTAATCCTAGTGAGCCCGTTTAAATCTTCTAAAATATCATCTAGCTGAGCGCCGTGTTCTTGCACATCACGCTTTAAATTAACCGTCTCTTCAATGGCCATGCGCGAGGAAACACTCGACATTTCTTCTTTTAGAATTTCAATTGTTTGTGCTTGCTGTGAAACCCACCAAATAATCCCAGCCGCTTGGATCAGGACAGTAATAATCAAAGCTAGCGGTATTTTACTATCAAAGTTCATCACTGATCCTTCTTTTCATATAGGCGCTCCTCTAAAACGCCAAGTTAGTTTCCAGATGTTTTGTTAGCATACAGGCGGTCTTCTAACACCCGTAGTCTGTCCCTGATTTCAGCCATTGCCAATTCTGCGGCGAATAGCTTAGTGTTTTGGACATGATCGGAACTGATTGGTTTGTCCTGGTTCTCTTTCATATCAGCCTCAATCGCCCGGAGCTTCTCTTTGTGCGTTGCTGCCTGATTTGCAACGTGAGAGATCCTAGCGTCTAACTGAGAAAAACCCCACACGGCAATAATAACCGTGCCCAAAATCTGGATAAGAAAGCTTAGTGAAAACTGTACACCAGCTCCTTGGTTTATTTGTGTGAGTGGTTTTGCCATTAGGTTCCATCGCCAGAGGCCATCATCTTGGCCAAGGTCTCTGCTCTACCCTTGACTTGATCTGCCCACTTGGAATCTAACATTTCAGCCGCTGCCATTTCATAGTCAGCTGCTTCTAGCGCCATTAGAAACAGTTTGAACTGAGAAAGTCTAGGACGACCCATATTAAACATCATATCGGCAACGACGAGTTGCCTTGTCTGATTGAGGGAACGCCAATGAGGCCACCACTGTGTCAGCTCCTCTTCCACTATCCCGATGTCGTTTTGCAATAGGTAGTCGATTTCGTCTTCGGACAGCCCACGATCGGCCAGGTTTCGGCCCACCCCTATAGTGAGCTTGCCCACCGTATCAGTGTAGGGCTTATGCTCCACTCCTTCATGCAGACGAAGCTGAGCGATTAACTTTGCATGGTCCATCGACTCACCCTTTCTCTAAGTCCACAACCCTAGCCCCATCCCAGCAAGACGCGATGCTGTATCCGGATTAGACGCAGCTAAACCGGCAATTCCTCTTGGAGTGGGGCTCCCAGCAATTTCCCTTGGAAGGGGGTTGGTAGGAATGTTAGCTAAACCCTGTTGCGATGTGGCTGAGGGTCGTGAAGCCTGGCGTCTGGGAAGTGCTTGCGGTTGTTGTGGCACAGTGCCCAACCTATCGTTACTCATGCCTCCAATGATTCCCTTGCGTGAACTTTTAACTCTCAGATTTTCAAAATAGTTTTTAGGGATGCTGTTCATTTCTTTCTCTACAGACTTGAAATGATCGCCCTCATCTGGGGGGCCTAATTTGAAGAAGTTCAAGGGGTTGTCTCTGCCTTGCAGTCTAAGCGCGTAACCCGTGATTTCTTTTATTATGGAAGAGGAACTTCCGCGTTTCGCGTCATTTGTAAATCGTATCAGCTGATCCATGCTCACAGGACTCGTTGCAGCCCTAGCCATAAGACCAGAAGTAATCAGCTGCTTGTAAAGACCAAAGAGCGAAGCAAAATCTAGCTTTTGTACGACGCTAGCGGCTGCGCCAGCTTGAATGCTATTTCCGCTGTCTTGAAGACTACGGGCCATATTACCCGATACAAGGGATAGATCTTCTACCATTTGCGACAAGTCTCTGTCACCTTCAAAAGCCCAATCGAACACTTTTGAAAGCCTTGGATTGGTAGTTCGCAAGTTTTCTATTTCTTCCCTCAGTGTCTTCAAATCTAAGATCTCTGCTTTTTTCCCTTTCGTTGGATCTTCCCTTAAAGATTGATTCAACATTTTATTTAGGAAGTACTCCTTCATCTGAGGTTTTGTGCGGTCTGCGACCAACTTCTCAAAAAGAGTAATTACCTCTTTCGGACCCGCTTCCTCAGGGAGTACTTTTAACTTGTCCATCAAAAATTGGGCAATGTCCATAGAAGAGCTTTCTTCATCTATGCCTCTCGCCGCTGCTACCGACAATTTTTTCTCATAGTCGATGTTTGACTTGGCCATCCGAACCAATTGTTTTCTACGATCAGAGTCCGGGAAAAGAAACTTCATAGCAGGGTTTTCTAGCAAATCGCTCATCTGATCTGCTGTCTCTAAAGGCAGCGCTGTTAAAGACCTTAGTTTAGCAACAAAAACGGCGGGTTCAGAAGCCAACCCCGCGAGAACGCTGTTGCCCAGCTGATCTTTGAAAAGGGCGCTATCATTTAGAATCTTTTTTTGAAGTGCGCGAGGTGCGTCTTTCGACAT